CCCGGGGTCGGGGGGCTGCCGCGGGGCCGGGGGCTAGGCGCCCGTGACGTTGTAGGCGTCCTGGCGGTACGCGTACTTCGCGACCCGGGCGCCCAGCTCGGTCAGGCTCCACCAGGTGTCCTTCTTGGTGCGCGCCCCGCCGGAGATCTGCGGCGCCGAGACGTTCCACAGCCCGCGCTTGGCGGAGGCCAGGGACGTCTGCGCCCCGGCGACCTGCAGGCGGGTCAGGCCCAGCGCCTCGCTGGCCTGCCACGTCATGTGGGCGCCCCAGTTGCCGCTGTGCGCTTGGACGCCGTCGTCGAAGAAGTCGAACCCGCGGAGGTCGCCGTCCCGGCGGATCTCCGGATCGCAGGAGCCGACCAGTGCCATGAAGGAGCGGCCGATCGGGCTAAGGCTCTCGTACGCCTCGGCCGTCACCAGCTGGGCGGTGGTGTCGGTGGGCTCGGGGGCCGGGATGACCTGGCCGATGGTCTGGACGGCGATCCACTCGCCGGAGCCGTCGCGCTTCGTGTTGCGGACCGTGTTGGTGCCGTCAGTGCGGGCCGGGTAGGTCCAGCGGCCGATCTTGACGTCGGTGGTGGCAGCGAAGGCGGTCTGCGTGGTGGTCATCGTGAGCTCCCTGGGGGGCGGACTCCGGGGCCGTTCCCCGGGCGAACCCCAATTAAAGCACACCTTTGCCTCGGTGGCAAGCCCAGATGTTGCGGGGGCCGCGGTGGGGGCTGGGCGGGGCTCAGACGAAGCGGACGTTGAACAGACACTCCCGGCAGACCGCGACCCGGTTACCCGGGCTGGAGGGGTCCGGAGCCAGCGTCTCCGCCCAGCACTGGCGGCACGAGAAGCACGCCGTCATCCGGAACCCGATGCGGTACAGCACTGGCCAGCACATCGCGCAGACCGGCCGGTCCCGCCACGTCATCTTGATGTCCTGGAGCTCGTCGGTGTCCGTGCAGGCGCACTGGCCGACCCGGTAGAAACGCGCCTCCCGGGAGCTGCCCGCGGGCACCATCGTCGGACCGTCCAGACCGGCAGCGGCAGCCTCCGGGGACAGCCGGACAAGCACCCGGTACGAGCCCGGCGCCGGGGTGATCGAGGGGGGAGTGGCCATGGACGAAGCGTACCGCCGGGCTTGCCGCCGTGGCAAGACAGAGGGGCCGAACAGGAGGTAACGAAGGCCTCGCTTGTGACAAAGCCTCGCCAGTCACAAGCGGCCGGCGGGCCAAAGAGCGGCCAAGACGGGCTCTCGGGGCCGGAGCGGCGGAGGGCGGGGCAAGCGGGGCGGGAAGGCCGAAGAGGGTGACGAAGCGGCTCAAAGAGGCCAAAAGGGACCGAAACGGCGGGCTCGGGACTATCCATTGACTTCTTATTGACTACATCTTAAAGGGGCTGGGGACTCCCTCTTTTCGCGGGGGGACCGTCGGGGACTCCACTCAACGAACGCGGCTTGTGTGCGCGTGTTCGCGGGCGGTCGCCCGTACAAGGAGCTCCAAGGACCGAACACGAACCGAGGGCGCCGCGTCCGGCGATGCAAAGTCAACGGGGGCTGGCCAGCGATCTAAGGGTGTGGTTCGCTTCGGCCATGACCTACTCCGAGCGCGAACTGTCCATCGCCGAGCACCAGCGCGTCATCGACCGCTACACCGTCGGGATGTGGAAGGACCTGCCGGTCGCGGCCGAGCGCGTCGAGCACCACCGGGACAAGATCGCTGCGCTGCGCGCCCGGCACGCCCGGGCTAGGGAAAAGGTCTACGAGGACCGGTCCGGCGAGCTGCACACCGCCCGACAGCAAGTGGTCCAGCGAGACATCGACCGGCTGCGCACGAAGATCGAGAAACTGAAGAAGAAGCGAGACTGGAACATCGCCGTCGTCCGGTCCGGACGGCCCGAGGCCAAAGTCTGGGTGCTGCAGAACGAGATGGACATGCGCGTCGCCGAGGAGAAGCTGCTCCAACGCGAGTGCGACCTGACCGGCGTGAGCCGAGACGCGGTGACCCAGCGGCGCCGGGAGGCCCAGCCCGCCTGGAAGGGTCACAAGCGGGCCACGACGGGGGACGACGAGCCCTCCCCCGCCTAGCCCGGGTGGCGGGGTGGCGCCCCTCCCGCAAAGCCTCGCCGGCCGCGGGAGGGGCTGGCGGCTCGCTTGGTTGGGCAGACGGGCGGTAAGATGGGTGTTGACGCCTTGGCAAACCGGGGCTGCATCTGAGGGCGGTGGCGCAAGTGGTGGGTGACAACGGCAGCTCGTCGTGGTTCCAGTCTGGGGTCTCCCGGAGCATGGAGGTCGTCCTCGACGCGTGGACCCCGCTGAGCTTCAAGCGGGCGATGGGCAACCGTCGGACCGGTGGGCACGAGTGGGTCGCACCCGGCTGGGTCGGAGATCACGCCCGCCGGCTGATGGCGTACCGCGTGCTGCAGTCGTACCAGGACAACGCTGCCCGGGTCTTCCTGGGGACGAAGCCTGAGGACGAGGTCGACCAGCACCGCGAGTACGGCGACCCCGCCCTGATCGTGAGCCAGGTGGTCGCAGCTCTGCTGGGTGCGGAGCAGACGATCGTCGTCGACGGTGCGTCCGAGTGGGTGGACGAGGAGCCCAAGAACCCGAACCAGGACCGGATCGACGAGATCGGCCGGCTGAAGGCGGTGCCCGACCCGACCCCGGACACCCGCGGCGAGGGGCCGGTCGCCCAGTTCGAGGCAGCCGCCGCAGGGGACCCGGAAACCGGCACGCCGGCCCTCACCCCGCCCGACCCCGCCGCGGGGCCGGACCCGGTCGACGAGGCCGACGTGGAGGCCGGAAGAGGGGCTCTCGAGGCGCAGCAGGCGCTGGACGACGAGCTGGCCGAGCTGACCGCGGAGAAGAATAGCCCCGAGACCGAAGCTGCGCACGAGATGCAGGAGTGGCTGGACCAGTGGGCCAAGGACGAGCGCCTCTCGATCAAGATGCTGGAAGCTGAGCGGAACGCGGTCGGCCTCGGAGATGGCGTCTACGTCCTGGGAGTGAACCGGAAGAAGAAGCGCACCCGGCTGAGGGTGTTCGACCCCGGCTTCTACTTCCCTGTGCTCACCGACGGGAACGAGGACGACTTCCCAGAGCGAGTCCACATCGCCTGGGAGATGGAGAGCGACCGACCCGAGGTGCGGCTGATCCGTCGGATGACCTGGGAGCTCGGCCCGATCCGCGGTGTGGAGCAGGACGGTCGGGCTGGTGTGCTGCGACGGGCCGTCCAGACAGTGTTCGGAGCTGAAGTCACCCCGCTCGATGGGGATGTGCTCGGCGAAGACGGGACGATCACCCGCGAGCTGCCCTGGAACGACGAGCCCGCCGACGTCACCTGCTACTACAGCGACGGCGTCTGGGAGATCGACACCTCCAAGACCGACATCGATGACCTCACCGAGATGAACGTGCGGTGGGTGGAGGACGAAGAGGGGCCGATCAACGCCCGAGACCTCCAGATCGACTTCATCCCGGTCGTGCACCTGCCCAACACCGTCGCCCTGGCCAACCACTACGGCAGGTCCACGTTGAGCACGGTGCTGCAGATCCTGGACGACATCGCCAACGCCGACACCGACCTGCAGGGAGCCAGCGCCACCGCCGGCAACCCGGTGCTCGCCCTGCAGGGGTCGTCCTTCCAGAAGGAACGGCCGACCTACCGACCCGGCGAGATCCTGGAGACCGGCGACGGCAAGATGAGCGTGCTGGACACGTCCCACAGCCTGGACGCGATCCTGAAGTACGTCGAGTCCCTGCTCAAGCGGTTGAGCGTGAACGTCCGGGTGCCCGAGTCCGTCCTCGGCAGGGTCAAAGCCTCCGAGGTGCCGTCCGGGGTGGCGCTCGCGCTGAGCTTCGGCCCCCTCGCCTCCATGGTGTCCGAGATGCGGCTGGTCCGGGACGAGAAGTACACCCTGCTGCTCAAGATGGCCTGGCGGATGGCGCTCGCAGCCCAGTTCGAGGACGTGCCCGCGGAGTGGATCGACTCCAAGCTGGAGTTCGGGTCGTACCTGCCGCAGGACATGCAGTCCGCCGTCGAGATGGTGACCAAGCTGCTGACCACCCAGCCCGCGTCGATCAGCCTGGAGACCGCAGTCCTGATGCTGCAGGCCGCCGGCCTGCCCATCGAGGACGCCGTCGCCGAGGTGGACCGCATCCAGAGCAGGGACTTCGTCGGAGCGGACAACCTGCTCACCGCCACCGGGGACGAAGACGGTGTGTTCGAGTACCTGGGCCGGGAGCGCCCGCCTGGCCTCGAGAGCATCAAGCCCCCGCCTGTGGTGCTGCCCGACGCGCCCCCGGGTGGCGCGGGAGCGCCGTCGCCGGCAGCTGGGGCCGTCGCCCCACCCGCGGCCCCGAAGACTCCGGGAGCCCCCCTTCCGGCCCGTCCGACCCCCTAACAAGGAGCCCACCATGGCAGGCAACCCGTTCGCTGGCAAGGGCAAGGGCAAGAAGAAGGGGACGACCGGCCAGGCGCCCTCCGAGTCCGGCACCTCGGGGCTGTTCGCCTCGAAGAAGAAGGGCGGCAAGAAGTGAGGGTCCATCCCGCTCTCTGGCTGCTGGCGGTCTTCCTGCTGATGTGGCTGGTCGTCCTCGTCGCCAGGGCAGGCGGCTGAGATGGCTATCGGCACGGCGTGCGCGGTGCACGTCCACCTGTCGGCTGTCCCGCTGGAAGACCACCACATCCAGCCGACCGCGCACGGCGGGAAGAACGTCAAGTCCAACCGGGTCCTGCTGTGCGCCAACGGCCACTCGATGACCCACTACCTGCTCGACCTCTACCTCAAGGCGTTGAAAGCCCGGAGCCAGGATCGGAACAACCAGGCGGTCCACACCTCCGGCGTGCCGTGGTCCGTCCAGATCAGGTACGGCTACAAGGTGCGACGGCTAGCCCGCCAGGGCGCCGAGCTCTCCTACAGAGCGGGGTACTGAGATGTTGCGTGCTGAAGCTGTGGTCCTGCTGCACCAGTTCAGCGAGTGGATCGAGCGCAACCGGGTCGTCATCGGGCTGCAGCCCGACCTCACCCACGACGACCTGGTCTTCCTGTTCCTCGAGGAGCGCGCCCCCAGCGCGCAGCCAGCTCTCGTGCAGCCAGAGCGTGCCACCCAGGCAAGCTAGGGTAGACTGAGGGCACAACCACAGCCCGCAACGAGAGGCACCAACCCCATGACTGCATGGATCTCCGGCGGAGGGGTCGACCTGTCCCGCCGATACGACAGCGCGTACCCCGGCGTGATGACAACCGTCACCAAGGGCGTGCTGCACACCACCGAGACCGGCTCGCTGCCCGGGTACGGCAACGGCGCGTCCGCCCCCAACGCCACCCTGCTCTGGACCCCGTCCGGCGGGATGCGGATCTTCCAGCACTTCCCGCTGGACATGAGCGCCCGAGCCCTCAAGAACCTCAGCGGCGGGGTGCTCACCAACACCGACGGCGTGGCCCAGTTCGAGATCGTCGGGAGCTGCGACCCCGGGTTCGCCAAGCGGTACGGCTACCTCTACGTCCCGGACGCACCGGACGCCTTCTACGAGGCGCTCGCAGCCTTCATGCGCCGGGTGGAGAGCATCACGTCCATCCCGCGGGCTCGCACCCCGCGGCCCTGGATCGCCTACCCCGCGTCCTACGGCAACAGCCCCGCCCGGATGAGCAACTCCGAGTGGGACAGCTTCCGGGGCTGGTGCGGCCACCAGCACGTCGCCGAGAACGACCACGGTGACCCCGGCCGGCTCGACATCGACCGGCTGATCGGGAAGCCCACCGCGGTCGTCCCCCGCGACCCGGACTTCGAGGTGATCGGCGAGATCGGGGTGGCGTTCCGCCGGTTCGGCGGGAGCCGCGGGTTCCTCGGAGCCCCGATCTCGGTGCACGAGGTGGCCTGCCCGGCCCCCAACGAGTTTGGCCGGCGCCTGGATTGCCACAACGGCGCGATCTGGTGGTCCGGGATGACCGGGGCGCGCGAGGTGCACGGTGCGATCCTGGGCCGGTTCGCCCTGGCGCGCTGGGAGGGCGGCGAACTCGGCTTCCCGCTCACCGACGAGGAGACCTGCCCGGACGGACGGGGCAAGTACTCCGTCTTCCAGGGCGGCTCGATCTACTGGACCCCGGAGACGGGCGCCCAGCTGGTCAAGGGCCGGATCCGGGAGAAGTGGGCTGCGCTCGGCTGGGAGTCCAGCCCGCTCGGCTACCCGGCCGGCGAGGAGATCACCGACCCGGCGACCGGCCACATCGCTCAGCTGTTCCAGGGCGGCACGGTCGTGTTCGACCCGACCTCGGACTCGTACGTCTCCTAGCTGTTGACAAAGGCAGCGCCCCCGGTGAAGAAGTAGAAGAGAAAGGCGAAGCACCCCGGTCCCTTTGGATGCGGGGTGCTTCGTCGTTTGCGGGGGCGCTGTCGTTCCTGGGGAAGCTACCGGCGGAGCTCCCGGATCACGGCTAGGGCGATCAGCGCGCCGACGACGATCCCGAGGGCGCCCCACAGCGCCTGCTCGATCACCGGTCGTCCTTGCGCTGGGTAGCGCACACCGGGCAGTTGCCCCGCCGGCACCAGCTGGGCTTCCGGTTGACCCAGCGGGTCCAGCCCTCGACAACCAGCAGGGTCAGCCCGAAGCAGGCGACGCACCCGACCAGCCACCAGAACAGCCAGAAGGCTGCGGTCTCGATCACGGGGTCGGCGCCGAGCTGCGCAGCGCGGCGAGCAGGCGGTACGCGAGTTCCTGGGCCTGCTTGCGGTCCAGGTAGATCGTCGAGCCCGGGTCGTACGGAGTGCCAGGGCAGTCGATCGAGATCTCGCCCCAGATGTCGAACCGGGCGTCGACGATGACAGCGGCGGCGCAGTGGCCGGGCTGGTCCGGACCAGGCTGGACGGCGGGCTCGATCGTGACCTCGTCGTTGAACTGCATCAGGACTCCTCGTGTGAGATGAAGGCAACCTGGACGGCGTCGTCCAGGTCCAGGGAGAGCAGGACCATGCCCATCGACGCGGTGCCCGCGCCGACCCCCAGCGTGATCGTGAGGGCGATCTGCGTGGACGAGGTGTCATCGTCGATCAGGAGGTCGACCCCCTCGACGTGCGCGGGCGGGGTCAGCGTGCAGCTGCCGACCCGGTGCAGCTCGAAGTACCCGTCCCGCTGGCTCAGCGGGTCGCTGGCGTGGAACGCCTCGGCGGTGAAGCTCAGGCGCATCGCGGCGTTCACTTGGCACCGGCCGCAACGCACGCCGCGCACTCGTGGCTCTCGCCGTCCTGGGGGACGTCCTTGCTGTCGCAGAGCGCGCAGGTCGTCTCCTCCGCGCCGAAGAGCTCGCCCTTGAGGGCGGTGAAGACGGCGGCCTCGAAGGCGTCGTAGCCCTCGGAGTCACCCTCGTCGGCCCCGCCGACCAGGTCGCCCTCGCCGTTCATGTCCAGGGCGGACGAGATCTCGTCGTCCGTGGCCTCCAGGACCAGCTCGGCGAGGCGGGCGGCGACGCTGGCGGCGATGGCCAGCTGGCGGTCGGTGAGCTTCACGGTGACTCCTCGGTGGGGGGCGTGCTTCTAGTTTACCATGCCTTTGCCACGGTGGCAAGCCCGCGTACTCCAGTTCGGTGCTTTGCCAGCTATCGCAGATGCGGGGAGCCGGCCGTAGAGTCGCCACCAACGGTCACCCAGGACCGAGCGCCACTTCTGGGGTCGGGGACCCGGACCTTCTTCCGGGGGAGCACACAACGGAGGAGCCGTCTTGTTCACCAAGCCCAGCCCGCTCGACACCACCGCGCTGCTCGCCTTCCACAAGCTGACCTTCGGGGACGCGAAGATGGAGGACGGTGTGCCGCCGGTCGTCGAGCCGAAGGTCGAGGAGGAGAAGCAGCTCCCGCAGTCCCAGGTCAACGCACTCGTGCAGAAGGCCAAGGACGACGGCAAGGCCAAGGCTCTGAAGGACCTCCAGGCAGAGCTCGGCGTGGACCTCGAGACCGCCAAGTCGGTCCTCAAGGCAGCGCAGGAGCAGCAGGAAGCCCAGAAGACCGAAGCCCAGAAGGCGACCGACGCGGCCACCAAGGCGCGAGAGACCGCCGACCGTGACGTCACCAGCGCGAAGGCCGAGATCCACAAGGCTCGGCTCACCACCGCAATGGTGCTGGAAGGGCAGGTCGACGAGGCCAAGATCGAGCGGTACTCCAAGCTCGTCGAGGTCGAGGTAGGCGCTAGCGCGGAGGACGTCCGGAAGGCCGTCGCTGCCCTCAAGGTGGCGGAGCCCCTCCTGTTCGGCGGAGAGGTCAAGGAGGAGCCGAAGTCGGGCTTCCAGAGGCCACCCGCACCCTCCTCGGACCCGAAGAGCTCCGCCCCGAAGTCCAAGGGGAGCACTGAGGACGCCTTCCAGCGAGGCATCGAGCGGGCAGCGCAGTACGGCACCCGCTTCACCGCCTTCGTCGAGAACGGCAGCAAGTAGCACCACCGCTCGACCCCGACCCCCGATCCAAGGAGCTGGAAGCCATGGGCATGAGCCTCGGCATCAAGAGCATGACGTACTCGCCGTCCGAGGACCAGTCCTGGCTGGCCTCTGCGCACGGCACGCAGGAGATGGACTCGATCACGATGGACGGCGTCCTCACGGCCGCGGTCTTCCCGTCCGGTCTGGTCCCCTCCGGCATCCCCGTCGGCCGAGTTACCGCGACCGGGCGCTACGCCCCCTCGCAGTCGGCTGCTACCGACGGGTCGCAGGTCGTCGCCGGCCACCTGTTCACCACCCTCGACCTCACCGCTGGCCTCGCTGCCACCGGCTGGGGACAGCCGGCGACCAGCAACATGCCGGCCTCGCTCTACTGGCACGGCGAGGTCATCCTCGCCAAGCTCCCCGCGCAGACTGGACGGGTGGACCTCACGGTTCTCGCGAACCAGCCCAAGTCCATCCGTTACGTCTGAGAGGGCTGAACACTCATGGCACTCGTCCTTGACCTGGTCGACCCCCAGGAGCTGCAGGGCCTCGTCCGAGGCGTGCAGCTCGAGGAGGAGCGTAACCGGCTCGTCCTCCAGAACTACCTCCAGAACCGCATGATCGACGAGATCGAGTACTCGATCGTGCGCGGCAACCTCCGGGACGCCGACTCCGCCGAGGTCCGCGCCTGGGACACCGAGGCGCCGATCGGGTCCCGCCAGGGCCTCGAGAAGATCGCGGGCGAGCTGCCCCCGATCAGCAAGAAGATGCGCCTCGGTGAGGAGGAGCGTCTCCGCCGTCGCATGATCTCCTCCGGCTCCGCCGCGCAGATCGTGGACGCGATCTACAACGACGCCGCCCAGCTGGCGCGCTCCGTCGTGGTCCGTGTCGAGCGTCTCCGGGGCGAGGCCCTGGAGTACGCGCAGATCACGCTGAACGAGAACGGCGTCCAGCAGACGGTGCCCTTCGGTCGCAAGGCCGGCCACACCGTCACCGCCGGCGTCCTCTGGAGCAACACGGCCACCGCCACCCCGGCGTCGGACATGCGCTCCTGGGTGCAGGCGTACATCGACACGAACGGCATCAGCCCGGCGTTCTGCCTCACCTCCACGGCCGTCATCAGCAACCTGATGCGGAACGCGGAGATCCGGACCCTGGCGATGGGCAACACGAACACCGGCATGGTCACGATGGACATGGTGAACGCGGTCTTCGCCGCGTACGGCCTGCCCGCCTTCGTGCCCTACGACGCCGTTGTCCGGGTGGCGGGTACGCAGACGCGTATCACCTCCGCCAACAAGCTCATCCTGATGCCGCCGGCCAACGAGCCGCTCGGCGGGACGTTCTTCGGCACCACCGCTGAGGCGATCGAGCTGGCCGAGGCCCGCGCGATCAACCAGGACCAGGTGCCCGGCCTGACGGCGACCGTGCACAAGCTCGACGACCCGGTGTCCACGTGGACCAAGGTCGCCGCGATCGCCTTCCCGGTGCTGGTCAACCCGGACCTCACCTTCACCGCGACCGTCCAGTAGTACTGGGCAAGGAGGAGTTCCGAGATGGCCAAGCGCCTGACGAGCAACGCTCACGTCCACAACCCGGACACCAACGAGACCCTGGTGCTCTCGGTGGGTGACGAGGTCCCTGCCGGCTTCGTCGCCGGGGACCACCTGTACGTCGACAACGGCGAGCCTGAGTACGTCGCGGTCCCCGGCTTCGGCCAGGTCCCCGTGCACGAGCTCCGGCGCCTCCAGATGGCCGCCAACGGCGGGCAGACGGACGCCGAGGTCGAGGCTCAGAAGAAGTCCGACAGCCAGGCGAAGGCTCAGGCCGCCGCTGCCCGCAAGCGGGCTGAGGCTGCGGGCTCGGGCGCGAGCGCCTGATGGCCGGCAACACCCCGAGGATCCCCGGCGTCCGCGCCGCGGGGTCCCGGCCGGCCGGTAGCTCGAAGTACCCGCAGGCGGGGTCGGTCGACTCGCTGACGAAGGGCGCGCCCGGCGGGACGCACTCCTCGGAGATCGCCAGCGGTGCTCCGATCACGAAGGTGCGCGGCAAGATCACGGTCAACAGCCAGCCCGCATAGCCAGACCAGCCGGCCCGGAAGCGCAGAACGTTGCACTTCCGGGCCGGACCTGTACGCGCCCCCTCTGAAGGACCCAGATGACGACGCCAGTCTACGCACTGCCCGGCCTCCTCCGCATGGTGAACCCCGCACTGGGCGGGTCCAGCGTCGCCTACACCACCCAGGAGGGCTTCACCTCCGTCTGGCAGGGTCTCGGCTGGGTGCTGCTCACCGAGCAGGGCACCGCGCCGCAGCCCCGGCAGCTCATGGTGGGCGTCGACACCGACCTCACCGAGGGCCAGTACCTCACGTGGGATGACACGCTGCAGCTGGTCCGGGGCACCTCGGTCGGCGGGTCGGCGGGCACCGCGTTCAACCCGCGTGGCGCCTGGACGGCGAACACCAACTACGCGGTCAACGACATCTTCACCGCGGGTGGGCGCACCTTCCGGACCAAGGTCACCCACACCTCCGGTTCGACCGCCCCCACCGCGACCAGCACGAACTGGGAGCTCTGGGCCGAGAAGGGCGCAGACGGCACCAACGGCACCAACGGGACGAACGGCACCAACGGCGCGGCGGGGGCGCAGGGGCCGGCGGGCGCGACGGGTGCCGCCGGCCCGACCGGACCAGCCGGGCTGAATTGGAAGACAGCGGCCTGGTCGGTCGGGACCGTCTACGCGGTGAACGATGCCTTCCCGTCGGCCGGGTCGTCCTTCCGGGTGAAGCTGGCGCACACCGCGTCGGGCACCGCCCCGACCGCGCTCGCCTACAGCACCACGAACTACGAGCTCATCGCGGCGAAGGGTGTCGACGGGACGGGCGGGACCGGCTCCGGGACGGCGATCGGCACGTCCTACGCGCCCGTCTCGGGCGGCTCGATCAGCGCCACCAACGTCCAGGCCGCGCTGGAAGAGCTCGACGCGGAGAAGGTGCTCCGGAGCGAGGCGCCGGCAGTCACGTCGCTGATCCTGGCTAACACCGCCGAGACGCGGGTGGGGGTGGCGGATGTCGGCCTCGCCTCGGCGGAGGTGCCTGAGCTCACCACGACGCTCGCGATCGGGACGTACCGGGTCTGGGGTCAGTGCTGGATCTCGGGGTCCAACAAACTGGCCGGCCTGCGGTTCGCGCTCTTCTTCCCGCTGGGCGCCAAGGGACCGTGCTCGGTCTTCGGCCCGAGCCTGAACAACACGGCCAGCTTTACCCGGGACATGGCCCCGCTGCGCGGCGCCCACACCCGCTCGATGCCCGGCTGCGTGACCGTCAACGGCAGTGCCACGCTGACGACGGACGGCTCGTCCGGCCCCGGCGACGAGAACCGGACGGTGAGCGGTACCGGCATCCCGGCCGGAGCCCGCATCTTGACTTACGTCAGCCCGACTCAGGTTGTCATGACGGTAAACGCCACCGCGTCCGGCACGGTGCCGGTCACAGTCACCCAGCTCGACCCGGTGACCGGCACGATCGGCAACGTCAACGGCATCGGCGGGCTGTGGCGAGCGGATTCCCTCAGCGCCACCCCCGCGGCGTCCCAGGTCCGGATGGGTGGTACGTACGGCGCGCCCGACTACACGCACACCTCGCCGATCGAAGTCAAAGGTATCCTGATACTGCCGACGGCCGGGCCGGTGGGGGTGGCGTTCACCCTGAACGAGGCCATCTCTGGGGTGCAGTGCCGCATGATCCAGGGCTCGTACCTCGACTTCAAGAAGATCGCCTGATGGCCGTCCAGACCTGGTACGAGCGGGAGCGTCGGTCCGCGGGAGTGACCCCCGACCCGCCGGACGAGCCGCCGGTAGACCCGCCGGCCGGCAACGACGAGGTCACGGTCTACAGCTGGAAGTCCGGGCCGTCCAACCAGCGGTTCGTCGGGCAGCCGAACTTCACGACGTCGCTGTACAACGGCACGCTCACCAGCCGGCCGGTCCGGTGTGACAGTTCGACCGCGAGCCGCCGGCAACGGATCGAGGGATGGGGTGGCGCGATCACCCAGTCCACGGCGATGGTGCTGATGGGCATGGCGCCGGCCGCCCGGACCGCGCTGCTGCGCTCGATCTTCCACCCCACCGACGGCGATGGCATGAACTTCGTCCGGATCTGCTTCGGGTCGAGCGACTTCGAGCTGGACGATGGCTCCCCGCCCCGCAAGGACGCGAACGGCAAGATCGTCGAGGCGTGGTCGTCGTACATCTACACTTACGACGACCTGCCGAACGGCCAGACGGACATGGACCTGAGCCAGATCAGCTTCGCTCGGGACATGGAGTACATCGTCCCGATCCTGCAGCAGATCAAGGCGCTCAACCCGAGCGTCCTGATCAAGGCGGCGCCCTGGTCGGCGCCGCGGTGGATGAAGACCGGACTACCGAACGCATACCCGAACAACTCGGAGGGCGTGCTTCAGGCAGGTATGCGCGACGTGTACGTCTCCTACCTGGTCAAGGCGTGCGCCTGGTACGAGACTAAGGGGTTGCACATCGATTACATCGCGATCCAGAACGAGCCGACCACGTCCAACCCGTGGGCCACGACCTACTACACTTGGCAGAACGCCATCCCGGTTTACGTTAAGCTCCGGGCGGCGCTCGACGCAGCAGCCGGCCAGTTGGGTGGCGCGCCGGCCAAGATCCAGTGCTTGGACAACGGCATCAACAAGATCTCCTGGGTGAACTCGATCTACGGTGACGCGGCGGCCAAGGCGGCTGTCGACGGGTCGGCGTGGCACACCTACGCGGCGAACGTGCACACCACCGACCTGTCCGGGCTGCACGATAACTTCCCGGGCAAGCACATGTGGCTCACCGAAGGGACACCTAGCCAGACCGCGGAGATTAGTACTGAGCTTACTAAGATGATGGCCCTCTTCTGGCTGGGCGCGCCCCAGAACTGGTGCAAGGCGGTTATCTACTGGAACCTGGTGCTGGACCAGATCGGCGGGCCGTATTATACCAACGGCGGCAACGGCTTCTCGCAGCCGTTCGTCACCGTGTGGGACCGGGCGGTCAACGGGCATCTGAAGGACGAGCTTAAGTACGACCCGACCTACGCTGCGTTCCAGCACGTCGCGAAGATCAAGCAGGGCGCGTACATCGGGCCGTGCGACAACTACCCGGGTAACCCGGACGCCTACCAGACCCGAGTGACCACGCCGCTCGACGGCTGGGACTTCCTGTTCGCCGTCAACCCGGACGGACAGCGCGTGCTCGTCTGCAACTCGAACAAGGCGAACACCACCAGCCCCGCGTTCAAGGTCATCGACCAGACCACCGGCACGAACGCGGTGAACCGGCAGTTCACGATCAACCCTGACCCGAACACGACGACCACCTACGTGTGGGCCGGGCCGTGATAAACTCGGACCCGCGCGACTCGACTACAGACAGGACACGCCCTCATGGCTAGCTTCGACTACCGGCCGGTGCGGCTGTGCGACTCGTGCGCGCAGACTGACAACCACCCGCGCCACACGCACGGCCTCGGCCCGGACGAGCCGATGGTGTACTCGTCCGAGTTCACCGACAAGGCCATCGACCTGGCGGCCGGCGACTCCGCGAAGCTCAAGGGCGTCCTGGACGGCGTGCGCGACACGTCCACCCAGGTCAAGCACCTTGACTGCTGCGCCGCGGACGGGTGCCCCGACCAGACCTGCGTTCCTCGTCTCGCCGACGTGGGCGACCTCCGCCGCGAGGAGCTCGTGGCTCACTTCGAGAAGCAGAACGAGGGCAACTGAGATGGCTCTGTACCAGGCACGTGCGAAGCAGATCCTCGACGCTATCCACTCGGTGGCAGCTCTGCCGGCGAACACCGGGTCCGTCAAGCTCCGGCTCTTCACTGTCACGTCGACGGCGGCTGCTGCTGGCACCGAGGTGGTAGCGGGTGGCGGCTACGCGACCGGCGGCTCGGCCTTCACCATGCAGGCGGCGGTCAACGGCGCGAGCCCGCCTGTCGCCCAGTCGGACAACAACGCGGTCTCGTTCTCGAACATGCCCCGCGCTGAGACGATCACGGGCATCGACATCACCGACTCGGCGGCCACCCCGGTGCCGCAGGCGTTCGGTGGGTTGACGGCGTCCAAGCTGGTCGCGGCCGGCGACTCGCTCTCCTTCGCCGCTGCTGCGATCCGCAACCAGATCAACACGTAGTCGTGCCTGACGCTGATGCTGCTGTAACCTCGGGAGTCGAACCCCGGGGCTACAGGCGAGGGGCGCTCACCACGGACGGCTGGGACCAGTACGTCGTCCCAACCAAGGACCGGATCACGACGTTTCAGGGACGATGCGCTCCGTTCATCGTCCCTGGGCGTGCAGCCGTGCAGCAGCGCTTGCTCGGCATCAACAACGCGGCTGGCTCGGGGATCCTGGTGTTCGTCCAGAAGATCCGAGTGGACGTGTTGATCCTGGGTGGCGCGTTGGCCGTTGGCGTGCTCCCGCCTGTGATCCGCCTGGTCCGGTACGCCGGTCTTCCCACGGGCGGGGTGGCGCAGGCCAAGGTCGGTCTCGACACGACCCAAACATCGAGCGCGTCGGTGACGGTCACGGGCGACGCCAACGCAGACAACGCGGCGGCGGCCACTGCGTTAGCTTTCACGTCCACCGGTTTTGTGAGCCAGGTTTGGGCGCCTCGTCTGGTCCAGGCCACTGCGACAGCGGCCAACTCGGCGGTCTACGAGCCGGTCGACACTGTCGACTTCCTTTCCGTGGATACCGAGCTCGTGCTGCAGCCCGGTCAGGGCTGCGGGATCCTACTGGATGCGGCGACCGTCACAACCGGCAACCCTGCCACCAACCGATGGACCACCGTTATCGACTGGGATGAAGCCACCCGGCCTTGACCCGTAAGGGGGGCTAGCCGTGCCGCTCATCCCGCTTTTGAAGCCGGCGTTCGTCAAGATTGAGACGTTGGTTAACAACTTCGACGTCAGCGTGGCTCCGCCGGCTGGCGGGTTCGTCTACGGCTCGCCGGGCGTGTCGCAGGTCAACGGCCGGCTGCGCGCCACCGAGGACACCGTCCAGACCACCGCCGGCTGGGTCAGCGGCGGTGGCTACACTCTCGTCGAGTCGTCGGTCACCCTGCAGCTCTGGCGGCCGGTCAACGGTGGCACCACCGAGCTGTCGCTCGGGCGGTACGCGGACGGCGGCCAACGTTTGATCGTCGAGCTGTTCGCGAACGGCGAGCTGCGCAGCAGCGTGCAGGCCAACTACGGCGGTACGTACACCACGGTTGCCGCGATCCCGTCTGGCGTCTACGTGAGGCTGTCCTGTACAGCCGGCGTCGCTCGAGCCGAGTACTCGGCGGACGGCGCGACCTGGACGACGGTCCAGACCTACGCCGCCCCGGCGTGGATGCTGGCGGACAGCTGCGAGCTCAACTTTCAGATCGCGACGTACGCCGCTGATTGGGTCTCACCGGCTTACTCCGAGTTTGACAACCTCAACGTACTGCCAGCTCCGGTTGTAACGCAGAGCGGCGCAGCGCTCCTGGAGTCCGGGTCGAGCCTGGGCGCGGCAGCGGTTCGGGCGCAGCCGGGCGCAGCAGTCCTGCAGGCGGCGTCGGCCCTGTCGGCGGCCGGGGTCCGCGGGCAGCCCGGCGCGTCGGTCCTCCAGTCCGCGACGGGCCTGGTGGCGGCCGGCGTCGTCGTCGCTGACGTCGACGGCTCCGCCCTTCTTCAGTCCGCGACTGCACTGTCTGCCGCTGGTGTCCGGACCCAGCCGGCCGGCGCGACCCTGCAGACGGCCACTGCGACCACTGCCGCCGGAGTCGAGATCCTGGTCGGGGCGGCTGCCCTGGCCAGCTCGTCGACGTTGACGTCTGCCGGGGTCGAGGTCTTGGTGGCGGCCGGCCTCCTGGCCTCGGCCACCGCGATCACTGCGACTGGGGTGCGCGGCCAGGCGGGTGCGGCAGCTCTCGCGTCGGCGACCGCGCTCTCCGGAGCGGCGACGCGCGTCCACCCGGTGGGTGCGGTCCTCCAGACCGACTCGGATCTGAGCGCCGACTCGGACACCACGGCCTCGGCGGCGGCCAGCCTGAGCAGCGCGACCGGCCTGAGCGCGCTCGGTCTGCGAGGCGCGACGGCGACCGCGGTCCTGGCATCCGCTACGGCGACCCTGGCCGCGGGGGCCCGCACTCACTCCGCGGCAGCGAGCCTGGCCAGCGCGACGGTGGTGTCGGCGGCCGGCGTCCGGACCCAGCCGGCGGGCTCGACCCTGGCGAGCTCCACCACGACCTCGGCTGGGGCGGTCCGCTCCCGCCCCGGGGCAGCCGGGCTGGCCAGCTCCACGGAGTTGAACGTCGAAGCGCTGCGCGGGGTGCTCGCCGTAGCTCTGCTCGAGTCCGACTCCGGCGTCAGCGCGGCCGGCGACGTGAGCGTCCCCACCCAGGGCGGGAACGCAGTCCTGACCTCCGCGACGGCGGTCATCGCCGCAGTCGTCCGGACGACCTCCGGTGCGGCGGCCCTGGTCTCGGCTTCCGTGCTCACCGGGTCGGCCGTCCGCACGACCCCCGGCTCCGCCCAGCTGAGCTCGGCTACCGCGATCGTCTCCGCGGCTGTCGTCACTCGGCACGGGGCGGTGGCGCTGGTCTCCATCACTGCGATGTCAGTCGCGGCACTGACGACCCGACTCGGGTCAGCCGCCTTGACTTCCGCTACGAGTGTCTCGGCGGTCGGTCTTCGGGTTGTGCTCGGGTCCGTTGCGCTGGTCAGCTCCACCGACGTCCTGGTGGCGGGAGTGCGTGTCGCAGTGGTCTCGTCAACCCTGACCAGCTCCACGGCGACTTTCGCCGGTGGGCTCGTGAGTGGCGCCAGTGGGGTGGTCCTGCAGTCGGGCACTGCGCTCGTCGCTGCCGGGCTTCGGGCCACGGCCGGCGCAGCGGTTCTCGTAGCCGCGTCGAGCCTCTTTGTGAGTTCGCAGGGCCAGAGTGCGGGCGCGGCTGCCCTCGAGTCCTCCACGACTCTTTCGTCGGCCTTCCCGGCGGTCACCGGGTACTCCGGAGCCCTGCTGGTCTCGGCCAGTGTGGCCCTCGTCGCTGTCGTGGCCACTCGGAGCGGCGCAGCGGTGCTCGTGATCGCCACCCAGACAGCCCCCGGGGCGGTCCGGGCGACCGCGGGAGCTTCGGCTCTGACGTCCGCGTCGGCTCTGGTCGCAGCCGGCGTCCGGGTGGTGCTGGCCGCTGCCGTCCTCCAGGCGGCCACGGCGACGACGTCCGCGGGGGTCCGGACCCGGCCCGGCTCCGCAGCGCTGGCCTCGAGCTCCGCGCTGGCGGTGGCGGCGCTCGTGACTCGGGTCTTCCAGGCCGCACTGGTGAGCTCCACCGAGACCACTGCCGGACCGAAGTCGACGGCAGTCGGGTCGGCCGGTCTGGAGTCGAGCACCGGGGCGTCCGTCGCCGGCCGGGTCATCCTCCCCTACTTGCTTCTCACGCTCCAGACCGGGCAGGTCGAGCTGGCCTGGGTGGCCGGCGCAGTAGCCCTCGGCTGGCGCTTCGGGACGCCCGAGTTCGGCTGGTCGACCTCTGACCCGACGCTCGGCTGGGCCACCTCACCCCCGGAGCTAGGGTACACTGTGGGGCAACCGACCTTCCAGGAGCAGTAGAGTGGCCGCACCCAAGCTCCACGCGATCAGCAGGCAGTTCGTCCGGGTGCCGATCGAGGCGTTCGGGTCTGAGGCCTCGCTGCTGCGTACGCTGCCGGTCCGGTTCGCCTTCATGACCGACGCGGTCGAGCAGCCGGACGACACCGACTGGGTGCTCGGGTCCTGGGAGCCGACCGGTAGCCCGGCTCAGGCGAGGTGCCTGGTCGGGCCGGGCGGGACCGTTGAACTGCCGCCCGGCACCTGGTACGTGTGGGTCTGGGTAGACGGTGCTCTCGAGGCGCCGCGGGAGCCGAGCGGGAAGGTTGTGATCGTGTGAGCGTCATCGAGTTCGTGGCAGGTGCGATCTGTGGCCTGGTGGTCATGTTGTTCCTGCTGGTACTGCTGTCGTTCGTGTTCGGCCTCTGATGGCCGCCCTCACCGTGGTCGACCTGGCGTACCTGCACGCCCAGCTCGGGACAGACGCCGACGAGGACGACCTGCAGGAGCGCTACGACCGGCTCGGCACCACGGCCGGCGTTGTGCGCGAGGTCCTGCAGCAGCGGCTGGCGGACCTGCTGGTCACCCCGGCTCAGTTCGCGGTCCCCGGTGAGTACACCCAGGGGACAGGTGAGAACATCAAGGCGCTGCAGGCGCAGCTGGCAGAGCTGGGCGGGGTCGACGGGACGGCCAGCCTGGAGGTGCGGGTCCTGCCCCCGCCCCCTCGCCGCCTGCGGTGACCTCAGTTCGCGAGACCGTCGATCGCGTAGGGCAAGACTCCGGCGGTGAGCTCGCGGTCGGCGTCGTAGAGGTAGCCGTGCTTGGTCGCGAAGACCAGCTTCGGGGTCGCACCGAACTGCTTGCGGTTCCAACCCCAGGCGGCGGTGATGTATTCGGCCTGCTGGATCTGCTCCAGCAGGTTCGTCGCCTCGGCGCGCGGGCGGCGCACCGTGACCGACACCGACCGGTAGGCGAAGTCGTAGCCGGCATCGGGTGTGTCGGTGATCTCCACCTCGACCTCCAGGCCGGCGCGCTCCGCGCGGGCGATGAGGGTGTCGATCTTGCGGCTACCGGTGGTGGGCATGGCCCCATTCTATCACGCCTTTGCCTTCGTGGCAAGGTCGCCCGGTGACCCGGCCGCTCGCGGTCGACGAGGTCAGCGAAGAGCTGATCAGCGTCTACCGGCGCGCCTGGGATCGCGTCAACGCTGAACTCCAGTCGCTGCAGCTGGACCCGCTGTCGATGCGGCGCCGGTCCCGGCTCATCGAGATGCGCCGGTCGATCGAGGCCGTCATGGAAGGCTTGGACGAGCAGGCGGCCAAGTGGGTCGCCACCCGACTGCCCGAGGTTTACGCGCTCGGGGCGCACAGCACCGGCGCGGCGGCCATCTCGGCTGAGGGCAGCGCTATCTGGACGGCGATCCAGCAGGAGGCTGTCGAGGAGCTCGCGCAGAATCTCTTCGGCAGCCTGCTCAAGGCGACTTCCGGGGTGAACGACGCTACCAAGGACCTCATCAACCGGGTGGCCAAGGACGAGGCGCTGCAGAAGGCGATCGAGGGTCGGACCGCGAAGCAGGCCGGCCGGGAGATGGAGCGCCTGCTGCGCAAGCAGGGGCTCAGCGCGGTAACCTACGCGAACGGCGCGGAGCACGGCCTGGCCGAGTACGCCCAGATGGCGATTCGAACGACCACCGCGACGGCCTACAACAGGGCCGCCCTCTCGGACCCGGACGTGCTCTACTACGAGGTGTTCGACGGGCTTCAGTGCGGGATGCGCACCCACGACGACCCATGGAAGGCTCACGGCTCGATCGTGACCCGGGAGCAGGCTGGGCTCTACCTGATCAGCCACCCGAACTGCCGGCGGGCGTTCGGCGCCCGCCCCGACATCGAGGACACCGAGCAGGCCAGGAAGGCGTCCGGCTCCACCACCCAGGAGCAGGACGACTTCCAGCTGGCCCGGGAGCGGGGTTACGACAAGGCCGCCCCGGACGAGCGCGCCTCGGCTGAGCCGGACGCGCCCCGGACGATCACCCGGCTCGAGGCCGACCCGGCAACGATCCAGCGCGAGCTGGACCTACTGGAGATGCGCCTAAAGGCCGCCCCCGGTGGCGGTGCTCGAGCCCGCATCAAGCGGCAGATCGAGGTCAAGCGCGCGGAGCTGGAGCGCGCGACGCGCGTCGATCCGCCCGATCTGCCCGTCCTCCCGGACCCGCGGATCGCCACCCTGGAGGGGGAGATCGAGCAGCTGCGGGTCAAGCTGAAGGCCGCTGCCGGTGGTCGGGCGCGAGCGAAGGTCAAGGCGGAGATCGCCGACCGGGAGCGCGAGCTCTCCGAGCTGCGGCGCGACACGAAGCCCGACCCCGAGCTGGACCCGCCCCGGCCGCCCCCGCCACCGGACCCGACCCCGCCCCCGGTCGAGGGGGTCGGCAAGGAGATCGGCGGCAAGCGGAGCTCGCTGTACACCGACGAGGAGCTGGCCAAGCAGCTCAAGGCGGAGCACAAGTTTTGGACCAACGACAAGCTCCGCAACGAGCTGCTGGGCCTCCGTCTGGCCGAGATCCCGGACGCGATCTCGATCCGAAAGGCGCACCCGGGCTGGACCACCAAGGTTGCGGAGCGCAACCGCGAGAAGCAGATCGCGGACCTGCGCGCCCGGCTGGGCTTCGACGGCGGGCCGCCCCCGGTCGTCAAGCCCGACCCGGACCCGGACCGCCGGGTGGAGCCGAAGCCGAAGCCCGAGCCGGACCCTCCCCCGCCCCCGCCGGAGACGGACAGCTCGATCTACGCGTCGGCCACGATCGACACCCGCGTGAAGGCGTTCGCGGAGGCGAACGGTGCGTACCTGGAGCGGGTGCTGGGCGACTCACTCGTGCCCATCGTGCCCGCCGATACCAAGCAGGACCTGTACCGCGCGTTCGCCCGCGCCAAGCGGGACAACCTCGACCTCCTGGAGAAGTACCCGGCTCTCTACACTCCGGACGGCCGGGCCAAGGAGATCGGGAGCCTGGCCGAGTACGCGGAGCACAAGAGGCAGCTTGCGCGCCTGGTGGCGGAGTCCAAGGCCGACATCAAGGCGAACGGCGTCGGCAACTGGGGCTACGAGCTGCGGTACACCCGGCCGGAGAACGCCTACACCAACCCGAAGGGCATCGACGCCAAGATCCGGAAGGCGCTGCAGGACCGGGTCAGCGACCCGGTCGGCGCGGACGGCATGGAGCGCATCTGGGGCACACCGGACGCTCACTCGCGGCAGCTGGACGCGAAGAAGATCGACGAGGCCATCAAGTGGTACGGCTCTATGATGTCGAAGAAGGCGGCTGCCACCTGGCAGCGGCACGACCCGGCCAACACGCCGCTGGCCTTCGAGCCCGGGAAGCTGCGGGGCACCGTGCAGCTCCGGGCTAAGCACCCCGTCCTGCCGATGAGGATGAAGTTTGGTTCGACGGCGGCGAGCAAGAAGCGCGCCTACTACCAGGGTCGGGTCGTCTACGGCGGCAACTCACCGACCCGAACGGTCGTCCACGAAATGGGCCACGGCTGGGAGAACACGCTGGGGGCGCCATCGTCCTGGTCTAGTCAGGGTCCGAGGTCCAAGCTCCAGGAGGACGCCAAGGCCTTCCTCCGGTACCGCCAGGGCAAGGAGAGCGCCTCGCAGATCTACCCGGGCCGCAAGGGGCTGGAGGACGAGATCGGCGTGAAGGACGACTTCCTCGAGCACTACATGGGCAAGTACTACCGGAACGACACCGAGCTGATCGCGATGGGCATGGAGCTCATGTACGCCGAGCCCGCCCGGCTCCTGTTCGGCGACCCGGAGATGTTCCACTGGATCGCCGGCATCCTCCAGGGCGAGATCACGAACGGCGTCAGCTCCGGCGTCGTCCGCGAGGCGCGGCTGGCCCGGGCCGGTGGCGACGCAGCTGAGAGGGCGGCGAAGGCGGCGAAGGCAGCGGCCGAGAAGGCGGCGGCGGACGAGGCGACGAGGCGCGCGGTGATCGCCAAGCGCGAGGCTCGGCTGGCAGCCGAGAAGGCTGCCCGCGAAGCCGCCGAAAGGGCCGCGAAAGAGGCGGCGGCGAAGGCGGCGCGCGAAGCCGCCGAGCGGGCAGCGCGGACCGACGGCGGGCTCGCGGAGGCCTACGCCAAGGGCTTCACGAGTGACCGGACCCTGAACGGGGGCAACGTCGGGCTGGAGGTCCGCATTGTCACTCTGTCGGACGGTCGGAAGGCTGTCGTCAAGACGATGAGCACGGAAGCCGAAGCGGCTAAGGAGATCGGCGCGGCCAACCTCTACGAGGCGCTGGGGGGCACGGGCTTCCGGGCCGAACGTCTGCCCGACGACGCAGGCGGCAACCCCCGGGTGGTCATGCCCTTCGTCGAGGGCGAGACGGGCGGTAGGGCGATGGTCCGCTTCGTGGACGAGGAGCGGGCGCGCCTCGGCCCCCAAGGGTTCTACGCCAAGTACATCGACCCGACCTCCCGCAGGCAGGGGATGGCCAACATCAACGCTCAGAAGGTGGAGGAGCAGCGGCAGATCGAATCCGAGAACGGGCTCCAGATCGCGATTCTCGACCACGTCATCGTGAACTACGACCGCCACTCTGGTAACTGGATGGTGCGGGGCGACCGGGTCATCCCGATCGACCACGGCAACGCCCAGTTCGAGGCGATGGGTGCGGGCGGTCTCCTCCGGACCTCCGGGTCTCCGTTCGCAGACTACTGGCTCGGGATCAAGACCAACCGCAACGGCGACCTGTCGCAGCTGCGCCCCAAGTTCAACCGAGCGCAGTGGGAGCCGCTGCGCGACCGGATGCTCGCCGCGATCGACCGGGACTACCCGGTGGGCCGGCCCGGACCCGTCACCGAGGACGACTGGGGGCACAAGCTGAACCCGGACTACCGCAAGGGTCTGCTAGACCGCATCCGCCAGATCGACGAGAAGGTGAAGAAGTGAACAAGAAGGTAGAGTTCCGAGACGACACGGGCTTGGTCGGCGCCGTCTACGTCACCGACGAGCTGGTCGCCGACACGGCGATCCAGAGCCTGGTGGACGCCTGGACGCGAATGCGCCGCACCCCGGCGGAGTTCGTCAAGTACTACGACGGCTGGTCGAACGGCTACCTGACGTCCCGGGTGGCGGGGTAGGGTGGCGTTGTGGAGATCGCAGTCAGCGTCGGCGGAGAGCCCCTCGGGGTTGTCTGCATTGACACGCACGGCCGATGTGGGGCCGACACCCCGGAGCTCGACTGGCTCGCCGTTGAGGGTGAGGCAGCCTTCTACGCCGGACCACCTCCCTGGGTCCCTGCGGTCGAGCGGATCCTCCGCGAAGCCTACGTCGCGGGTTACGACACCAAGACGTCAGGCGAGATCACACCCGTGGACCTCCCAGAAGGAGCGATAGCCTGATGCTTGGACCTGAGCTTGGCGGCATGACGCTGGAGTCCACCGCTCCCACGCTGGACGAGGGCGCGGCGTGGGGCTTTGTCCGCGACTTCCTTGACTCGGTAGACCCGGAGGCGCTGGAAACGTCCGCACTGCGCCGGGTCGGCGGGCTCGAGGGCGAGGACTCGATCGGGCAGTGCTTCCTCGAAGCGCTCAAGGACGAGGCCCATGGCCACTAGCACCGGCCCCAACCTCGAGCCGGCCCGGCGGGCGGTCGAGAAGCTGATGGACGACACCTGCCGGATCACGTCGGACCGTCAGGGCTCGGGCGACGACGCGCTCGACCAGGAGACCGGCCAGATCGTGCGGCCGGCCGACGACGACGAGCCCGTCTACGAAGGCAAGGCGCTGTTCTCCGCGATCTCCGGGACCGGCCGTAACGGCGGCCAGGCGTTCGCGATCGTGAACTACAACCTGGCCATCCCGCTCAGCGCGCCGGAGCTCACCCGCGGTATGCGGGTCGAGTGGACCAGCGCGCGCCGCGACGGCCGGGCGGTCGGCGAGGTCTTCTACGTCGAGTACCCGATCTACAAGACGATGGCGGCCTCACGCCGGGCGCAGCTCAGCCGAGAGGCGGTCGTCTGATGCAGCGTGACATCCACGCCACCGGGATCGCCGAGCTCCAGCGCCTGCTCGCCCGCGGCCAGGTCACGGTCAAGCGGGAGACCGCCCGGATCACGAAGAAGCACGGCTCGCTGCTGGTGACCAAGATCCGGGCGCGCGCCTCCGGGCGCCCCGGGCCGGGCGTCGTGACCGGCGACTACCGCCGGTCCTGGGGGTCGACCTACCGCGCGACCCCGGACCCCAGTGCGACCGTCGGCACGAACGCTCCGCAAGCTCGCCGGCTCGAGTACGGCTTCACCGGCCGGGACTCGCTGGGCCGGCACTACGCCCAGCCCCCGCTCCCGCACGTCGCCCCGGCTGTCCAGGAGACCGAGGCGGAGTACAAGGAAGAGCTGCGGCGCATGGCCGCCCGGATCGACTCCGCTGTGGCGTACCGACCGTGACCGTCCCCCTCGCTCCGCAGCAGCTGTTCACCACCTCGCTGCTCACCCTGCTCCGCGCGTCTGCCGGATCCGGGGTGGCGGTGGGCGACCACGCGGTCCCGACCGACGCGGGTGACCTCTACGCGATCCTCTACCAGCTCGACCGCGGCACGGCCTTCTCCGGCCCGCCGCTCACCGCTCCGGACGCAGACGTCACCCTCGAGTACCAGATCTCGTCCTCCGGCAAGAGCCGGATGCAGGCGCAGTGGTTGGCCGACAAGCTCCGGACCCTGATCCTGGGGCGCACCGAGTCTGGTGCCTTCGGTACAGCCTTGCCAGCTATCGCGGGTTGGCGCGTTGCGGATAGGCTACCGTCAAGCGCCGCGAGTGGCGTGCAAGTCGAAGGCGTCGCTCCACAGCTCAGGTTCACCGTTCAGGACAGGTACTCACTGCTCGTCACTCCGGCCTAGAAGGAGCACCACCCCATGGCCTTGCTGGCAACTCAGGTCGCAACCGGGGCCGGGATCGGCCCGGCGTTCGCCGCTGCGAGCGCAGGCGGCGACACGATGGCCGTCGGCGAGGACGTCGCCCTCTACGTCAAGAACGCGAGCGGTGCGCCGGTCACGGTGACGATCGCATCCCCCGGGGTCTGCAACCAGGGCGGGAACCACCCGCTGGTCGTCTCGGTGCCGGCAGCTGGCGAGCGTCTCATCGGGCCGCTCACCCCGGCCTACCGCTTCGGCGACCCGGTCACCGGCCTCGTGTCCATCACTTACTCGTCGGCCACCTCCGTGACCGTCGCCGCGATCAAGGCTTAGGGGCCGGCATGAAGATGGCACACCCGGACATCCCGGAC